AGAGCTCAGTACCATTGACATCACGATTCAGGGCGGCCTCTACTCCGTAGACGTGTCCTGATCTAACAACTAAGGGAGAAACAAAATGAAACTCACACTCCGTGTGGACTTCACCGATGGCGCACAAGCAACCGTCACCACGAACCTCTGGGTAATCACCCAGTGGGAACGCAAGTACAAGTCCAAGATCACACAGATGGCCACCGGCATCGGCGCTGAAGATTTAGCCTTCCTCGCATACGAGGCATGCAAGGTTCAGAACGTCGTCGTAGACGCAGCCTTTGACTCTTTCATTAAGAAGGTGGACAAGGTTGAAGTGCTCGACTCGGAAACCGAAAACCCTACCCAAGGGGAACCCAGCGCCGACGCCTAGCAGAGCTGCTAGTAGCGACGGGCTGGTGGCCCCCAGCCATTGACTTTGACACCAACGATCTAGCGACCGTTGTCAAAGTCCTAAACGAAAGCCGCAAGCAATGACAGTCGAGATGCACTATGAGGTCTACGGACTCAAGCAGGCACTCTCTGAACTGTCCCGCGTCGACCGCCGTTTGCGTTTACAAATCACTAAAGATTTTAAGCAGCTGACCAATCCGCTGGTGGCTGACATCCGCAGTGAAATTCCAAAGGACCCGCCTATCTCTGGTATGGGTCGAAAGTGGGTTACTCAAAGCGGCTATCAATTGTTTCCATGGAATGGGTCTGCAGCAATGACCATGGTCAAGCAAGCGGTTAGCGCCAAGAAGCCCAAGGAGTTTGCCGGCATCGTCCGCAACCTTGCGGTCTTTTCGGTCAAGTGGCAGGGCATGGCTAACACCGTGTATGACATGGCTGGCCGTCGCAATCGCAACGTGCTCGGTGATCGTCTTGCAGAAAAGCACGGCAAGCCCTCTCGCATTATGTACCCAGCGTTTCAACGCCACGAGGGCGAGATCCAGCAGGGCATGCTTGACATCGTGGAGAAGGTTGGCAACGCCGTAAACCGCAACCTGAAGGTAACTCCAAGATGAGCATCATTCTCAACATCGTCGCAGACGCAAACCTCAAAGGCATTAAGAGCGCCATTAAGGAATTTGAGAGCCTTAAGACCAATGGGGAGAAGGCGTCGTTTGCAATCCGCAAGGCAGCGCTTCCAGCTGCTGCCGCTGTAGCAGGTCTTGCCGCTGCAGGTCTTTCGGCTGCTAAGGCTGCGGCCGATGAAGAACTAGCCATGAAGAAACTGGCGACCCAGATCAACAACTCGACAAACGCGACGACCGCACAGATAAGCGCGAATGAGGCTTTTATCGGTCGCCTTCAGTACACCGCGGCTGTGTCGGATGATGAGCTTCGTCCAGCCCTGTCCTCGTTGGTTACGGCCACGCAAGATCTCCAGCATGCACAGCGTTTACTAGGCGTTGCACTAGACGTGTCCGCAGCAACTGGGATGGATTTGGGGTCAGTTTCTCAGGCGCTCTCCCGTGGGTTTTCTGGAAACATGCGGTCTCTCGCAGCATTGTCGCCAGAGCTAAAAACTGCAATTAAGAACGGCGCCGACTTTTCAGACGTGCTCAAGATCCTTGAGAGCAACTTTGGCGGGGCATCAGATGCAGCTGCTAACACTGCAGCTGGCGGTTTGAAAAAAATGCAGATTGCGCTTGATGATGCTCAAGAAACAATCGGCATGGCCCTAGTTCCCTACCTCGTCGAGTTTGCTGACGCTCTTGCAGGTGCTGCCAAATTTGTTAGGGAAAACACCCCGCTAGTAATTGCGTTTGCCATCGGTCTTGGCGGTCTCGCCACCGCGCTATTGGCAGTGAAAGCCGCAATGGTTGTTTACAACGCCATCGCTGCGATTACTACGGCAGCAAACACGGCTCTTGCTATCTCAGGTTTCGCCGTCCAGATTTCTACGGGTGTGGGTATTGCCACAGCCATTGCTGGCGCTGCCGCGCTTGTTGCTCTTGGAGTCACAATTAGAAACGCAACAAAAGCCCAGAATGATTATGCAAACGCGACCAACAAAGCAGCAGAAGAGACCGGCTACTTAAAGAATCAGATTGACAAGGCCCGTGAGGCTGCCGACAAGGCTCGCCAAGCTGAAGCAGCAGGCATTGCAGCAGCAGAGAAAGCAAAAGCCGCATCCGACAAAGCCAAGGCCGCTGCTAAAAGTTTGTTTGAGTCAACGAAGAAAGCAATCGAGGCAGGCAAGCAAGCGCTACGCGAATACGCCTCATCGCTCGCTGACGCGGTGCGTGGGTGGATTTCGCTATCAAGCGCCGTAAGCAGCGCCACCGACTCTGAGAACACCTATCAGGACGCTCTCAAGGAGCGCATGGACGCCTATGAGGAACTAAACAAACTCCAAGCCAAGGGTCTTTACACCACCGAGGAAATGGCTGCCGCTACCGAGCGCGTCGCCAAGGCAGAGGCTGGACTGAACACAGCGCAATCTCAGCGCACCAACTACTCCCAGCAGTTTGCCGAGCAGATTGCAGCAGCCAAGAAATTTGGCGGCCAACTTCAGCAACTTATCGCAGCAGGTCTTGGCAGGTCAGGGCTGGCCCAGCTCATGAACCTCGGACCCGTGGCTGGCTCTCAGGTCGCCGCTGATCTTCTTGCCGGCACTGGCGGGATGACAGTGGCAAGCCTGAACGCAGACCTTGGCGCCATTGACACAGCTGGTGAAGCGCTCGGCGGGGCAGCCATCGCTGGCGACATGTCTCTGCTTAATCAGGCTTCTGCCACTCGCTCTGGAAACACCATCAGCATTACGGTGACCAGCGCCGACCCTAACGCTGTAGTCGCAGCACTTCAGAAGTACGTCCGTACCTCAGGACCGGTACCTATTCGAATTCGCAATCCATAATGGGCACTCAAGTCCTTTGGGAGTTTCGCAACGTCGAAACAAGCACGGAGTTTACAGACGACGTCTTGTCTGCTTCTGTAAACATTGGGCGACAGACTTACATGGACGTCTACAACGGCGGCTCATTAATGGTCAGTATCAACAACAACACCAACGCGGCTGCTGGTTTCCAAGTAAACAATCAAATTCAACTGAGCGACCCTGTGTCTGGATACTCGGTAATTTTTTGGGTTGATGAAATTCAGTTTTCAGATCATCCGGGCAACACGGGATTATCGACAGCGACGATTATCTGCTCTGACGCTGTAACCCGCTTAGGCCGTCGTCTCGCTACCAACGTCACGCTGACTCAAACAACAGCAGCTCTACAAGCCGAGGAATTAAACGAAGCGATGGAGCCGACCATCGTTTCCATCTCGGGGGTCTCTAATGGCTCAGAGGTTTCAGCGACTACCTACAGCGGTGCTCCAATGCAGAGAATTAACCAGTTAATTTCTACGGAGCGTGGAATCATTAGCAACTTTGGTACATCAATCGCATTTTTTTCGCGAACAGCCATTTCGAGTATTGGTGTTTCTGCCATCACCTTTGGCCGTTCTGCGTCAAGCACTCAGATTGGGTACCAAGAATTTAGTCGCACCGCACTTGGTCAGAACTTCATGAACAATGTGACAGTGACGCCTACTGGCGGCGCTGAGCAAATTGGACAGAATCAAGAGTCCATAGACCTTTATGGATCTAACTACTACTCGGTCAGTTCTGAAGATGCCACCAACGCACAAGCATTAGGGCTGGCCCAGTGGCTTGCTAACTCCCAGTCCGATCCTTCGTCTCTGCGTTTTGAGGTGGGCTTTACTGACAGGTCTCAAACAGAAGCGGCAATGGATGCGTTCCCGTTTCTTCTGATGGAAGGTCTCAGGTTCCAAATGAACTGGCGCGTTCCTGGAGCAGTCTCTGACGTTTCGGTCGGTGTAATCATGGAGGGTTATTCGTTGTCAATTACCCCGAGCGAAACAGACTTTCGGATTTACTTTTCACCGATAACCCTTTATCAGTTCTTTACACTGGATTCAGCCACTCTCGGCGTCCTCGATACTTCACGATTAGGTTGGTAACCACATGACTTTTCCATCATTCTCATCAGGCGAGGTTCTTCGCGCTGCGGACATGAACGCTGTCGGCTTGTGGCTTGTCAAGTCACAGACCGTCGGCTCGGGCGTCGGTTCTGTTGCCATAACTGATTGTTTTAACTCGGACTACCGGAATTACCGCGTGACCTTTGAAGGCGGCGTGCAGTCTGTAAACGACAACGCATTGCAACTACAATTTGCAGCCGCTACTGGTCATTATGCGTCAATGCGTTATGACGCTTTTAGTGGTGTTGGCTCGGGGACGCTTCCCAGCTTTAATCAAACTTTTGCGTACTTTGGTCTCAGCGGTACAGCCAATCAATGCACCTTTTCAATAGATGTTTACGCACCAAACCTTGCCGAAATTACAAAATACTCAGGAATGTTTACAAGCAACAATTTCTTTGGTACTGGTGGTGGTCTTTATTTCAGCACGGCTCAACTCACAGGTTTCACAATTATTTTTCCCGGGTTTACCAATACTGGCGGAATTGTAAAGGTCTACGGATACAGGAACTAAGACATGACACGACCACTTATTCAAATTGACGACGAAGTCCGCGAAATGACGGACGAAGAATTTGAGAACTATGAAGCGCTTAGTGCTCACGCTGTCTCTCTTGCTGATCCTGAGTAGCTGTGGCTACGACGGGTCATACCGGTACCCCTGCCAAGACCCAGCCAACTGGGAGACCGCAGACTGCAACCCCCCAATCTGTGAACCGTCAGGCACATGCACAAAGGACTTAATTGATGCCACCATCAGTACGACAACACCCTGACAAGCGCCACACGCCCGAGGAAATCCACGCACGTCTTATCTTCATTATCGGCATCACACTGGCCGTGGTGTTTGCAGCATCCGTGCTCTCGATGCTGTACGCGCTCATCTTTATTACCCAGCCGATAATCAACCAATCGCCCAATGACGCTGCGTTCATTGACCTCGTCTCGACGCTGTGCGTGTTTATGACGGGGAGTTTGGCAGGGGTCTTAAGTGCAAATGGTTTGAAGTCAAAACCAAAGGAGCCAACCAATGCCCCGTAAGTATCCCTTTTATCCAGCGTGGGACGGCAAAAAAGCATCCCCCGTCACCGTCAAACTTATGGATCTCTGCAAGCGCCGCTGGGGGTTTACAAACCTCGGCATTTATGCCAATCGCCAGATGCGAGGCTCCAACAATCTTTCAGTGCATGCCACAGGTTTCGCCGTAGACATCGGCTACGGATCAGGCAAGGACGCCCGTGCTAAAGCGGTGCAGGCATGGGATTGGTTCTTAAAGTATTCCGAGGAGCTGCGTATCTGCGAGATACACGATTACGCATACAAGGACTGGGGTCGCGGGTACAGGTGTTCGCGCGGGGCTGGCACCAAAGGGGTAAAAATTTTTACGGCCACAGACAACGCAGGCACACCCGGACCCACTTCTACGTGGCTCCACGTTGAGGTCTCTAATGACTGGGCCTCGGCGGAAGCGTTTGAGGCTGCTTGGAGAGCGCTACCTAAGCCATAGGACTCTTGCCGGCGACGGGACATCGCCCGCGAGATTAGGGGGTGGGGTCGATGTTTCTCCCCGATCCTGCCCCCGCCCCCTCGGGGTGCTTGACATGTGTTTACACGCTCGCTACTGTGTTTACACACGGGGTGCCCGCCCCACACACAAGGAGAAACACAATGCCAGAAATGGACACATTCCACGCCACAGTCCTCGAGGGATACTGGTGGGGACTTGACGCCTACGAAATCGCAGAACAGCTCGGAGCTGACCCACGCGAAATCGCAACCATCACCGACACATTCCGAGACTTGGGGTACTAATGAACTACTCAGACCTGCCACTATTCGCCGGCATTGAGGAGCGTCCACCAGTGGACCGCAACGTCACCCGCACAGGACCTCAGGAGACGTCTCAGGCGGCCGCTAGACGCGCTCTAGGGCGCTCAGGCTCCCAACGCAACGCCATCTATCAAGAAATCAAATTTCGAGGCTCTGACGGCATGACCTGCGACGAGATTTGCGAGTACTTTCAGATGCTGGTTCAGTCCGCAACCCCAGCCATTAACACGCTTGCCAATGACGGGTGGCTGGAAGACTCAGGCCGTCGCCGTAACACGCGCTCAGGCCGTGAAGCAATCGTCTGGGTGGCCATCCCATGAGCATCTTCTTTATCACCGTCCCGCTTGGTCTGTTCTTTGGCTTTCTGATTTACGGCATGTATCAAGCCCTAGACATTGAAACCCACTGGCAGGACCCCCCATACGACTGGAACTTTGAAGACGAGGACCTATGGGACTGATACCCACCTACCTCTATGAGGAACTACGCTCAGAGGACGGGCTAGTGCTAGTCCAAGTCTTTCGCGACATTCATAATCCGGACCTGATCATTCGCACCACTGTCGCCACTAGGCGCTGCCGTGGGCAAGTGTGGGGGTCGCCTACCAAAGTTGAGAAGGTTGATTAAACGTGCATTGCTCTGCTTCGCAGTACTCACCGTATCTATCCCGTCCGTGCAAGCATCAGCTGCACCCGAGTGGAAATGCCCCCAGTGGCACGACCTATTCCGTAAACACAAACTCCCCATCGAATGGGCCGACAGAATCTGCTGGCGTGAGTCCCGAGGGATTGCACAAGCCATTGGCTGGAACTACCGCCAAGGAATGGACCACACCGACTGTGTGCTATCGCCGGCACCTACTTACAAAAATTGCTCGGCTGTTCGCTCTTATGATGTCGGCATTATGCAAATCAACTCGGGGCACAGATCGTTAACGGCTCGGGTATGTAAACGCCCAGCGCGTCAACTGATACGCTCTTTGACAGACCCTTCCTGCAACCTGAAGGTAGCCAGCGTCCTCTGGGACAATGGCAAAGGTGCAGCTCACTGGCGAGCAACGTCAGGCAAGTAAACACAACATTGGGAGAAACAATGATCAACAAACCACACTCGGTTGCCCTCCGCTTAACACCTGAGGAATACACCGCCCTTGTCCATGTCCAGCTGCGTGACGGCGACAAGACCCTTGCAGTGACCCTGCGTAAAGTCATCGAGCCTCTCGTGGCTGACGGCGCTAAGTCCCTTGAAGTCATCCGTAAAAAGGCTGAAGCTAAAGCCAAGCGCGACGCCAAGAAAGCCGCTGCACATGTCGTTCAGTGATGATGCACTAGCCCAGCGCCTTAAGAACCTCGCCACAGATCGTCACCTTTCCGGTGATGCTGTCGGCGCTAAATGGCTTTATGAAGCAGCTGCACGAATTCTTGAATTGTCGGACATCGTAAACACGTGGCACCCATCGTTAGGGGCACGTACTGAGGCGACAGCATTTGAGTCATACGGCGAGACCGTCGTGTTCAAAGTTAAAAACCCTTGGGAGGACTTGCCATGAGTCTGGAAGATTATGAGCCCGTTGCCGTCAGGCTGTCACGTCTGTTAGAGACCCTTAGGGCTCGAGACCTTGAGCCCCGTGTAATCACAGTCATGCTGTCTCAGCCTGGATCAGATGTTTGCGTATTCCGTGCAGAGCTGTGGATTGGCGACCAACTCATGGCCACTGGACACGCTGAAGAAGTGCGGGGGCAGGGCAATGTAAACAGGACTTCCCACGTGGAGAACTGCGAGACCTCTGCCCTTGGCCGCATGTGCGAGTCATACGCGCCGACCTCTGACCACACCAAGCGCCCGTCTCGAGAAGAGATGCAGAAGGTTCAGCGGGTCGTTAACAACGTCACGATTACCGAGAGCGGCGACCTTGCAAGCGATAAGCAACGCAACATGATCCGCGCCGTATGCAAGTCACTAGGCAAGACTCCACCGGTCAACCTTGATGGCATGACGAAGCGCCAAGCATCGGCCTACATTGACGAGCTCAAGCGTCTCGAGGCTGGAGAACAGCCCGCACCACCAGACGACAACTACCCACCTGAGGAGCCATTCTGATGGACAACGGAACCATGCGCGATTACATTGCAGACCTAATCTTGCAAGTTAACGATCTGCAAGGTCAGGTCCGCTTTTGGCAGGCAACAGCCCAACAGGCAATGGACAACACAGACAAGGCATTAGCCGTTATTGAGCTGCACAAAGCAATCAAGACGGAACTAGAAAAAGCCACCGATGGTTGAGTTCATTTACTTCCTGTCGCACTCGTTTCTAATGATGGTGCTGGGCGCATGGCTCGCCCGTAAACACATCTAGGGGGCATCATGGAATCATCAGCACACGCAGTCGAAATGAACAACCTGAAACAACAGCTCGCAATGGCTCTCGAAGCACGAGCCCGTTGGGAAGGCACAGCCAACATCCTTGCCGGCGAGATTAAAGAGCTACTGGGGACCGCTGACATGTACAAGCGTTACGAGTCCCACGCGCTGCATTGGGCATGGGAGAAGACCAATGGACATGACTGAGCGCATCTTTCAAGACCACGTGTTGCAGCTGTGCAAAATGTACGGCTGGTTAGCCCATCATGTGCCACCCATGCGCTACAACAACAAGAACGCACTCGGAAACAACTGGGGAACAGGAGGTCTCGCCGGCATGCCAGATCTAACTTTGATTTCACAGAACGGGCGAGGCATTATCTATGCCGAGCTGAAGACCGCCTCAGGCAAGGTCTCGCCACTCCAGCAACAAATTCTCAACACTCTCGAGCGCAACGGTGCAGAGGTGTACATTTGGCGCCCTAGAGATTTGACGGCAATCGCTGCCCGACTCTCTGGGCTCAAACCCCTCGAGGGGTGAGTGCGAGCATTCATTTCACGGGCAGTAAACCTGTCGCGAACGGCTCACCCCTCACCCCCTAATTGAATACGATCATGGCCACGTACGGGATTGCACTGTGCTGGTAAACACACACGGAAACGTGGGTAGAGCGCCCTGCCATAGAGCTGGGGTGTGCAGCGTCTAAACGTCATAAATACGTATGGTGTCCGTCCACTGGTGTTGTTAGAACATCCGGCAGCCTGAGCTACTAGCTCGAAGTGTGGGGGGCAAGCACCGAGACCACTATCTGCATAACATGGAACCAACCGCAGCGCGAAGCGCAAGGGCGGTAGGAGAACAACACATGCCATCGCCATACTCACACCCCGAATACCAACGCAACCGCAAGATAATCCTCGCCGGCACACAACTCACCTGCGCCATCTGCGGACACGGCGACATCGCTGGACAGAAGTGGACAGCAGATCACATCGTGCCACTCATGAACGGAGGCGACCACAGCCTCTCGAATCTTCAGCCCGCACACTCCAGATGCAACAGCAGACGCGGGTCTCTCGACCAAGCACAAGCCAACTACCGAAAAATCGCCGGCAGAAACCAAG